AACAAGGTACACAACCTTATGCTGGTGAAACACAAAGGCAGAGATTTGACTCATGAGAAAAGATTATAAATGCACATACGAAACACACATGAAATGTGAAAACAGTGTCCTATGCCATCTTTGTGATGGCTTTTCCCATTATAAAAATACTTCCGAAGAGAAAGCTCAAAAACGTGAACAAAAAGAAATAAATAAACAAGCAAAGAAAACAGCGATTTTGAAAACGCACTCACGGGAGAAAAAAGAGGGGATGGGATTTGAAAAAAGGGTTGCCGGGCAATGGAATGCGTTCATGAATCAGGAAAGAAATACCAATGAACCATTGCTAAAGGTCGGGAATAAAAAACAGAAACAGGGTAAACCTCGTTTAGATATATCGGACATCATCGAATCTGATTCTAATGACGCTCAGCAGGAGAAGGTAGAGCAAACGTTTACGACAGGTATAAAAGGGTTAAACTTAACACCGGGAAGTACTAAAGGAAATGTGAAGCCTGTACCAACTACTCCTAGACCACAAGCTCCTAAGCCTCAGTATAAACGGCAAGAGGCAAGAAGACAAGCAAACTCTGGAGCGATGTGGCACAGTAAAGGTGATATTGTACTAGACCATGCGCTAATGGAATGTAAGGAACGCGGGACAGTCAGTGCTCGTGGTGAAAAACAAATTACAATCCCTAAGGAATGGTTGGTTAAACAAGAGAAAGAAGCCTTTCAAGAGCAGAAAGAATATTGGTATCTTCCGTTTGGATATAAGAACGATGATTCTATATATTTAATTAAGCCTTATGACCATGAACTGGAGCTTATTTATGAGCTAAGGAAAGCCAGAGAAGAAATAGAAAGGTTGCAAGGATTATTAGATGAGAAAAATAGACCGTAAACTAAATGGACGTTTGGGATACGTTTGGATAGGCTTTGTGTTCGGATTCCTAGCAGGCTTTTGGGTCTACTGGGGATTCGATAAATTACGGGAGGTGCTACATGGATAAGAAAATGGAATATAAAGTAATAGAACGTTCTCTTCCGGGCAGGATTAATACCAGATTAATAAAAGACTGGGATAAAGAACATGGTACATTATGCACAGGATGTAATACAGTCCTGAATTCTTGGCTGGGACCATGTGAATGCACGAAGAGGGAGCGAAAGAAATGAGATTAGCAGAAGATTTTACAAGATGCAAGTGCGGCTGTGCTTGGATTGAGAAGCGAGAGTATATGACAGCCAACTATAAAAAGAATGAATACATTGAAAAAACATCATTATCACTGGTAGAGTACCGGTGCAAGGAATGTGGAGAACTAATTATGAGCTCCACGATTGATACTGAAGGAGAATAACAGCATGACAAACCAAAGACCAGAAGAATATAAGAAAATGATTAGTTCATTTATCACGGACATGGAGAAAAAGTTTCCGGCACTGAATCCGGAAGTCCCATCTATAGATGAACAGAAGTGGGAAAGTGGTCAACAACACTTCAAACTAAAAGAACAGGCGCCTCTTACGGAAGCAGACGTAAGACAAGCGATTGTATACGCAAAGAAAGAGATTGTAGAGACAAGAAACAGTATGAAAAAGTTCATGCAGGAACTATCTAGTCTACCTACTTACCAGTTCATTAAGCCACAAGTAGATAATCTGATTTCTAGCGTTGATGATTTAGAGGCACTACTCTTAAATCGCTTCAATGAGAAGCAGGTTCGTGAGCGTTCGAAACAAGAATGGGAAGCTCTTCAGAAGCTACGCACATTTTTCATCGCACGTCTACTAGAAAAGTATAGAAAATAATCCAAACTAAGTTAATTATTATTGTTTTGTGCCAATACTGTGCTATAATGGTAATAGAAAACAGTTGCAAAATCATTTGAGTTTCGTTATAATGTGAAACTTTTCTTACATAAAGAAACCCATCCGGAACTATCTTGCCAAAGGTATGCGAATCCGAGGGGGAAAAGGGAAGATGGAGCAACAATCACAGCCAGTACAGTATGCGGCACAAAGCCGAGGCTACAAGACTAAGGGGAATGAATACAAGGACAGGTATGTGGACAAGGAATGTCCGGAATGCAAAAATGAAAGAGCATACAAGGACGAGTGGAAAACAAGAATTAAGTACACTTGTTTGAAACGTAAGTGTCGTCATATCTGGTATGAGAAAAAAGTTATCGAGAAGAAAGAGGATGACATCAGTAATAGCATCTTTTAGATAACGTGGACAGGATACAATAAAGCAAGTATGATAAAAGAGAATGATATTAAACGGTAAACAAGGGGAGTAACTTACTCCTCTTTTTCTATTACCAAAAGGAGATTACTATGGATAAGAAGAAGTTATTAGTACTAGCACAGGAGGATATGAAGGAATTAATATCTCGTATGACCTACGAAACCAAAGGCAGTATACAAAATGACCTAGGTAGATATTTTCATTTTATAGATGCCATAAACGAACTACCAAACCTAGAAGCAAAACAAGAAGCTTTATCTAGTATTATTATTGAACCAGAACAAATACAAATTAATTCAGAAGAGATTACTATACTACCGAAGATAGAATCATATCGTTTTGAAAGAAAGTTAAAAGGTGGATTCTTACCGGGCATTAGTGCCTTTGTCCCAGAAAAGAAAGTTCGTGAAATGGAACTTCAGCACGGGGACATGGTATACGCAGTCCGTAGAGAAGAAGATGATGAAGCATCTGGACCACCTCACTATGAGTTTGATGTAGCAGAATATAAATGTGAACGTCAACCAAAAGACCGCGTCCAAATTGACTGGTGTATTGTAGAGAAGGATTCTATTCTTGGAAGACTTGTCATTAACCATACCATGGACGGCGAAGGTATTCGCATAGGAGATGTACTTCAAACAGTCCTAATTGATGAGAGGGACGTAGAAGGCATGAAATTAAAAGAAGGAGATATCGTAGACATTGCCTACACAACCAATCAACCGGGTTACATTCGTGTTATCTGGAGACATACGATTGATGAGAAGGGTGCGTTAGCAAAGTCTTCTTCTGTTAAACGTAGACTGGATAAGGAAAGAGAAAGTCGTACGTATACACAATCATTAACGGGGAAAAAGATTTTAATGGTTGGGTTCGAGCCCGGTCGTCCTAGCTTCGAAGATGAAGTACGTAAGCGCGGCGGCGAGTTCGAATGGAGTTCAGGCAACGAAGGATATGATAGATTATCATCTATGATTTCCAAGTCTGATACCGTGATTATGATGCTTAGTCACATGAGTCACAACGGCAGTATCTCTGCTGTTGAGATTGCAAAGCAATTAAATGTGCCTCATGGTAGCTTGCATACATTCGGTCGCAGTTCATTTATTAATAAAGTACATGAGTGCTTAGGACTGGAAGACGCAGAATAAGTTGTAATCTGTTTGTAATAAAACAATAAAGAGCTTGTCATAGTAAAAAGCCACAGAACAGCTTATGTTGAATGTGGCTTTTTACTTTGTTTGGTTCTGTGTATCAACGGATTTTGCAAATACGCAGTGTGGATTGGCGACCCACCATCTGTTGATTCGAGGGGAGAAGAGGGATTTCTGCCCAAAAATCATAGACTGGAGTGGAGAAACATGAAGAAAACATGGAAAAAAGGTACGGCAATAGCCGCCAATGTGGTAATATTAGCAGGACTGGCGGGGTTCTCATTTACAGAGTACCAACAATTGCAAGATACTAAGACAGTACTGGAACGAACGGAAAAAACCGTTAAGGAACAGGGAGCAGTAATCAAAGGTCTTCAGGTACAAAACGAAGACTTAGCGAAACACAATGAAGAACTACAAAAAACAAAAGGTGAGCTTGAGCAAGTTAAGCAAGAACTGGATAACCAGTTAGCTGGCAAGCAAGAAGAGCTACAAAATAAAGATAAAACCATTCAGAATCAGCAAAGTGAAATTGAAAATTTAAAAAAGATTAAAGCTAGTCGTAGAGCTTCTGCCACAGCGTCTGCACCAAAGACAGAGACTCAACCTCAACCAAAACCTGCTCAACCTGAGCAAGTGAAACAAACACCTAAGAATGAGACATCTGTTGCTGGTGCTATGACGTTCCGTGCGACAGCTTATTCTGACCAAGAGCCACTAGAAATGGGCGGCGGTGTGACTACGGCTAGCGGGACTCGCGTTACAGAGGGACGTACAATTGCCGTGGACCCTAAGGTTATTCCATTAGGTTCTAAGGTTAAGATTACAGTACCTAACATGCCTCAGTACAACGGAGTCTACATCGCAGAAGATACTGGTGGGGCTATCAAAGGAAATATCATAGACATCTACATCCGCGACCTTGGTGCAGTAAATGCCTTTGGTCGTCAAACGATTTACGTAGAAGTCTTATAGGAGGGATTCGCACCATATGATGTCATTGTGGTGTAAGGGCGATGTCTTAGAGATTGGATTTGAATCTAAGATGGGCTCGAATATGTACAGAAATGTCATGCAAGTGTTTTCGGAATTACCGGGCGCTTACCATGACCAAGAAAACTACCGTTGGATTATCCCGAAGAAATATGTTGAGGTAATTGCCCAGCATTTCGAGGACGTGATTGCATGGCATACGACACTCGATGACATCAGAGGCGTGCAGGACACTGTCCTCCCTGAATTTGAAGCAACGGAATCTGGGCTTGAGGACATGAAACTCAAGCCTTATCCTTTTCAGGTTCTAGGTATTTGTTTTTTACATGATGTCAAACGCGGTATTATCGGAGACGAGATGGGTCTAGGTAGTTGACACACGTACTATTTATGGTTAAGTTAATGATGGGAGGTGGAGCATATGTACATAGAATTATATCTCCAAGGAAAATCATTAAGAAAAATTGAAGAATTGACAGGTATTCCACGTAAAAGAGTTTCACGATTACTAAAAGAAGCAGGGCATGAAGTTAAAGCTCGTTCAAAAGGAACGACTGGTAAACGAAAGTACGCATTGAATGAAAATATATTCGAAGTCATTGATACAGAAGAGAAAGCTTATTGGCTAGGCTTCTTGTATGCCGATGGATATGTTGGATTCAATAAACTAGAATTAGCTTTAGGTATCAAAGACAAACAACACCTAGAGAAGTTTCAGAAGTTTATGGGTACAGATGCTCCTATTACTGAAAGGGTAATCGGAAACAGTACGTCATGTCGTATCAATATATGTAGCAACAAATTACTAAGTGATTTAGAAAAGCATGGTTGTACACAAGCTAAATCTATGACACTTACATTCCCAGAGTTACCAGAAGAATTAACTCATCATTTTATGAGAGGATACTTTGATGGAGATGGGTGTTGCTATATACGTAAGGATGGCTCTCCTGTGTGGTCACTAGTAGGGACTGAGAGCTTCTTAGAAAGCTACCAGGACATATTAGTTGGACTAGGAGCAAACAAGAATCCTAAGCGACATGGGAACTGTGGAGAAGCGTGGGAGATTCGATACGGTGGCAAGAACATCGTAACAACAATCAGTCAGTTCTTATACAAAGATGCAACCATTTATTTGGAACGTAAACTTAAAACTGCCGTCTAATCAGGAAACTGGTTATGATTATTAGTGCGGAATGAAGCGGGGAGGCTGAGATGCTAATCCGAACCGAAGGCTAGATTTAGTCTAGTCAGGGGCAACGCATAGGAGTTGAAATAATACTCCCACGAGGCCGCGCCACCTAAGTCTTAGGATATGGTGAAAAGGTATGCTGAGCTATACCGAAGTGAAGGTATAGAAGTAGGGAATAAAAAGTCCTTACGATAACAAAACTGAAAACGCCAACGGCCATCGGAGCAGTTCATCGCCTATGGAAAGAAGGAGCAGTTAAGAAAGCATTAGTTATCTGTCCGGCTTCTTTAAAGTATCAGTGGGCGACTGAGATTGAAAAGTTCACTGACCATAAAGGGATTGTAATAGATGGTACTGCCAAGAAAAAACAAAAGCAGATTCAGGCATTCCTTGAAGAAGACTATTTATTTGCTATCGTAAACTATGAATTAGTAAGAACTATGACCGATGTGTTAGCGGACTTACCAATACAAGTTGTGATAGCAGATGAAGCTCATAAGATAAAGAACAGAACATCGAAGACATTCAAGGCAATGATGAAGATTCAACCAGAGTATAGATTCGCGCTTACGGGTACGCCTATGCAGAACCGAATGGAAGAACTTCATACACTTATATCATGGGTAGATAAAGATATCTTACCGAACATCACCAACTTCCGTAAGCGATACATTGTCTACGGAGAGAAGTTTGGTAGACGCTTTGTTCCACTTGGTTATAAACGTCAATACGAAGTACGTAAAGCAATTAGTCCGCGCATGCTTCGTAGAATGAAAACAGATGTAGCCACGGACTTACCGCCGATGACATTCCATCGTCATGATATTCCAATGACATCGGACCAAGCAGAGTTATACAAAGCCATTCAAGAAGACTTCCAAGGTTTCCTAGAAGAGATAGGAGAGTTTGCGAAGTCAGCAAAAGGGGAATTCAAGGAAGGTCAGTGGGTGCAAGAAAAGCATCCGAAAGAAGACATGTTACTTGGATACATGAACCTCATGCTAGCAGTTGCCGATGACCCGTACCTACTTCGTATGAGTGAGGGCGGTATGGCGAAAAAATATCTTCGTTTGGTTTCGCCGGACATTAAGAGCCCGAAGCTAGACGAACTCGTGAAGATTTGTGAAGACCAGTTAGATGCTGGTACGCAGAAGATAGTTCTGTTTACACAGTTCACGCGCATGCAAAGACGGGTTGTTGCACGACTCATGAAACTTGGTATGTGCGAGGTCATTAACGGTAGCATGAAGCCCTTTGAAAGGCAACAAGCAGTAGATAACTTTAGATGGAAACCGGAAGTGAAGTTCCTCGTTTGTACAGACGCCGCTAACTTCGGACTAAACTTGCAATTTGCGAACGTGTTAATTCACGTTGATAGTCCGTATAACCCGGCAATCTTTGACCAACGAAATGGACGTGTTCATCGTATTGGCGGAGAGCATCCTGTTGTTAACATCATCTACCTCGTTACAATGGGGACAATAGATGAAAGGATTCAGGATATTCTAGAGCAGAAACGAATGCTGTCAACTCAGGTCGTTGAACGAAACGAAAATGAGAAGGCGGTCATGAATCGTCTACTAACTTCTATTTCATAAAGCCCCATTCGGGGCTTTTTTATTTTTATTTTAAAAGATAAAGGAGGCTCCTTATGATTGGGCAACCAGTAACATTTAATGTCATCACAGAATGGGGAAACGAAACAAGATATGGACACGTAGAAGCCATAGAAGACCATGAAGTATTAGGTCCTTTATTCGTTGTTCGAACTCCATTTGGAAACATCGCACGATTAACAATCGGTGAATTATATGATGATGGGAAAGGGTGATAAGGAATGAAAGGCTTTGTAGATTATTTTATTGAATGGGCACAGTCAGAACCTGCTGGAGTAACCGTAGAGATGTCCATCAGGGAAATGGCAACACCAGAAGAGATTGCGCAAATGAATGAAGCATTAGCTCCGCAGTATCAAGTGGATTGTTTTGAATGTGAAACCTGTTCGGAGTATTCGAAAGGCAAACATCCTTATCATCTTGAAAGAATAGAGGTGAGATAATGGGTGTAAAACTCATACGCCACTACATGGAGACAAATGGCCCCTCTTATTACCAAGGCATTGTCGATAAGAACAAACGCCTGCGTGAGCAAAGACGAGAGATTATCAAAGAGTTTGATAGGAATCGTTTAAATAAAAGACATTGTCAAGAATGCGGAAGTCATTTAGACCCAGATGATGAGTATCATATGCGCTTTGGATTCTGCAATGAAGACTGCGGGATGAAGCTATATGGACTTCACTGGAGCGACTTCATTTAATGATGGACAAGAAAATATGAAATGGTTATATTCCTTCTGATAATCATATAGGAGGAATGCTACATGTTTCGTATTCAAGATTCTGAAGTAGTGTCAGTACAATCTGTACCCGCACAAGTAATGGATTGGGGTGTACATGCCGTACATGCACCGGATGTTTGGAAGGAAACAAAGGGCGAAGGAGTAAAGGTTGCTGTATTAGATACAGGAGTCGATACCACTCACCCGGACTTAATTCAAAACATCAAAGACGGAATCAATTTAACATCGGGGAATCCAAAGGACTTTGAGGATAGACAAGGTCACGGGACGCATGTAGCAGGTATTATCGCAGGATGTGACAATGACATCGGTGTCATAGGGATAGCTCCAAATGCCGATTTATATGTTGCAAAGATACTAGGTGATAACGGAGAAGGCTCAATTGATGCCATCATCCAAGGTATTGCATACGCTGTTCATAACAAAGTAGACATCATCTCTATGAGTCTAGGATGTGAAGTAGACCCGGGACCAAACCTTCATCGTGCTATCAAATATGCTTATGACCAAGGAATTATCATCGTAGCCGCAACAGGAAATGAAGCACATGGTATAGACTGGCCTGCTGTGTACGATGAAGTTATTTCCGTAGGCGCTATTAGTAAGGACAAGGCATTAGCTGGCTTCTCGAACTATGGAACGCAAGTGGATGTAGTAGCACCGGGCGTAGATATCTTATCTACTTATCCAGTAGGTGGATACGCGACCCTATCAGGTACTTCTATGGCAACTCCAATTGTTTCTGGTGTTCTTGCACTCTATGTATCTTATTGTAAGAAACGTGGTATTCCTGTGTCTCCACAAGGTATCATGGAAATGCTTTCTCGACGGTCTGATGACTTAGGAGAAAGAGGACGAGACAATCGCTTCGGTAACGGACTGATTGATGCACTACAACTTGTCCAAGCATAAGCCACCTTCGGGTGGTTTTTTATTTAAGGAGGAAACGATGAATATACCAGAAGAATTATTAAATACATTAGCCTATGATTTCCTAGAGGCATATGATGGTGACAAAGAAAAGAAAATAGCTCCTTTTGAATTCTGGAAACGCTGGAGAGAAAAAGGATATGATATTCCTACAGACATGGATATCCATGATATACTACAGTATGTTCGTGCAGTAGGTATTCAGGCATGGAAAATCAAGGAGGCGCAAGATGAGAAGAAGAATTGATATACCAGAGTCGTTAATTGGGCAACTAGAAAACATTAAAGGATTCGAAGACTCATCAGATGAAGTACTTGCAGTCGTTCTCCATGCCGTGAACAATGATTTTACAGCAGGATTCTTAACAGCAGTTATAGAACTCTATGCCCATAAAGTAAGCGGAGATGAACTAATTGATGCTGTTATTCAAACATTAACATCTCTAATAGAGAATCACAAATAGGAGGCATCATGGAAACTATTAGACTTACAAGGAAGCAAGTAGAAGAAATGATATATCAATACTATGATGACAGAGGCGTGGATGTGAAGGAGATATTCTCACATACCGGCGGCTATACCATTGTCATTGAAAAGAAAGAGGAATAGGTATGTATGGATGTTGTAATTGCGGAACTGATGTAGAACTGAATCACACCATCATATGTAAAGAGTGTGCGGGATTCTGTTGTACAGAAGATTGTTACCAAGAACATGAATGTGAGGAGGAAGAAGAATGCTAGAAGCTATCGAGAACATGTACCATGCGAATGCAGAAGAAATCGCTGAGCTATTAGGCAGAAACTAAGGGGGATTCCAATGAATACGGAAGTTGTATGTAAATACTGCGGCGCAAAGTATGATAATTACTTTGAGTATGAAAAAGATACATTCGTATCAAGCGACGGCTGGACATGGGAAACATTCCATAACTGCCAAGCAGGCAAGGGGATTGAGATACATGGTTATAAAGTGTAAGGAATGCGGGAATCCACTTCTTGCTCAGCCTAATACAAACAGACCTATGCGTGAGCAATACGAAGAAGCAAAGGAATATGTATGTCATGGCTGTAGAATGAAGCATGTGACAAAAGAGTACTTTGATAAAGGTGCGAAGGTTGTTACGTTCATAGACGGGAAGCTTGCACCGTGGACTCCATTTGGTATGGAGCCGGATTTAAAGAATTTTAGCAGGGGAAGGGAGTCCAAGTGACTCTCTTTTTTTATAAAGCGTAAGCGTACACCGTACCGGTGAACCAATTTCCTAAAGGAGGTATAAACAATGAAAGTTGAATCTAAAAAAGGAACACGAGAATACCTAGGAACAGTGAGTGTGGACGTAGGTAGGATATTTCTAGTAGGTAAGAAAGAATCCCTTAGACAGGCGGTGTCGTTTGTACCCGGCTTAGGAAATGGTAATTACGATGTATATGCAGAATCTAAATACATTCCCGGGCACGGTGACCGCATAACTAAAATAGAAATAGAATGTATATCAGATGAAGAAATAGCGTACCTAGAGCGTGAGCACTCAGATATAATCTACCGATAACTAATATTATTACTTGCATACTCAAAACCAAAGTGCTTACGATACAGGTATAAAATAAGAGGAGGAAAGAACATGACAAAATTTTTTCTAATTATGATACTATTGTATCTGGCACTGGTTTTGTATTACACTTTAAAAGACATGTATAAAATTTATTCAAGCGGTGAATTACTTTACAACAAGCAAAAAACGCTTGAGCAATTGGTAGCGACATCTGGATATAGTGAAACCGGATGGGACATATATGAAGAGTATCAGGAGTTTGTTCATAAGTACGGAGGCATTATAGAAATGTATTTATTTATGATGAGCCGTCCTGTAGAAGCCACAGTTAAAATCACTCTGCAATCCTTTATTATAGCTCCTATATCTGTCTACCAATTTATAAAAGGCAAATTAAAAGGACAAGCCTAAGCTTATCCCTTTGTCTTTTCGAAGAACCGCATGTAATGATTAACGAGTTCATCTGGAATCTGACGATATAATTGGTCGGTGGTTTGGTCCATGACCTTTTTCTTTCCGTCCATTTCCCACGCATTCAAATCATCAGTGTGATAGGTTGCATGGCATTGCCAGCACATGACAATGATAGTCCCGTTGTCAGAGACTTCTTTAATACGTAATAAGTCTGAACAACGAGGACATCTACGTCCTGAGTCAGTTTTATTCTGGGCCTTACCGCCCTCACCATTAAAGTCTTTTGATAGGACTTCTTGGGCAAGGTCTTTAATCTCTTCCCAGTCCTTAGTGTCTTGGTCTATCCCTGATTGAATCGGAATATCCTTATCTAGATACATGAGCTGTTTCTTCACGATTATCATCCTTTCTGAGAGGTGTCTTTATGTTAGAACAAATCAGCGCAATTAAAGAGCGCTATGGGGAACAAAATTTAATTGAGATGGTACATACCTTCTTATCTCACGAGAAACAAGAACAACAAATTAAAAGGTTCGAAACCGGACGAATTGGTAAGTTCTATCCTTCGTCAGTTGGTGATTGCAAACGCAAGATTGCCTATCAAATGCTAGGGTATCCGGGTAAGCCATGGAACGGGAAAAGCCTCTTAGTTACAGAGAACGGAACCAGTTTCCATAACCGAATGGAAAGTATATTCGAGCGTATGGGTATTATGATAGCACCAGAGTTATCTTTAAAAGACCCAGAGCTTCGTATCAGCGGTCGCTCAGATGCAATCATCTATAACTTCATGAGAGAACCAGATGAAGAAGATGGACCTGTTATCAGGCTCTATGAGCCACCGAAACCGGGCGAAGAACCAAAGCTCATTTATGAAGGACCAAACAATGATGTCTTAATTGTAGAGTTCAAGTCCATTAAGTCCAAAGGCTTTAATGAGTACTTGCCAAAAACCAAGCCGAAGAAAGAGCATGAAATGCAATTGCAATTATACTTTTATTTAACTGGTATTCGTAAGGGCATGGTGTACTACGAGAACAAAGACAATCAAGAACAAAAATACTATATCGTTGATTATAATCAATCAATTGTAGACTCTATTATTTCAGATATTAGAGTCATTATTGAAGCCATTGATAATGATATATTACCAGAAAGAGAGTTTCAGCCGACGGATGTAAAATGTCGTTACTGTGACTTCCGGGATATCTGCTGGCCTAACTTCAATAGCATTGATTACACAAAGATAATATAAAAGGTGCGTCCAATATGGCGCACCCTCTTTTTTTAGAATGGACGCTGGAACAGAAACTCGTACAGTGCACGATTCTGTTTCTTAATATCAAACTTGATAGCGTCTTCATCAATGCGGAAATTATAACGAACTTCAACTAATGTAATTCCGTTGGCTTTACAAAGTTCTTTTTTAATTTTATCGCATTCCTGATAGTATTCGAACTCTTCTTTGCTTTCATGGATAAACGGTATGTACTCATAATGGTTTGCTCCATTAAATTCAAAGGCAAGCTTTAGGTCTGGATAGTATCTGTCTAACTGCATGTTGCCACCGCGAGGCGTTTTTAAAAATGAGTAATACCCATGATTGATATAGGGATAGGAAATGATTTTGTCTAGAACCCGGAACAATACCATCTCTCCAGAGGTATTGAGCTTATTCGGTTTATAGTTCTTTTTCTTATCGCTCATTATCATCACCGGATAGTAAAAGCTCTTTTAACTTTGCTTTTATCTTTTTGCGGTGACCCCAGACAGTATCTTCATGCATACCTACAATACCTGACACGACCTTGTCCGTGCACGCTTTTTCATAGTACAAGAACAAGATAGTTCTTTCGTATGCACTCAAGCGATTAAACGGGAATGTAGCTGTCTTATTGTGAATCCAGTTGAATCCAAGTTCCTCATCTTCATCAAAATACTTGTCTTCAAAGAACCATGCCTCATCTATTTCGATATCAGATGATTGGTCTTGTTCTTGTTCGATTGTTTCAATATCAAACGCAAGCTTAGGTTGGTGAAGTAAATCACTAAACAATGACTTGTAGTAATGATAGATTGCGAAACGATATGAGTTGTATAAGTAGCCGCAGAAACCAATCTTACCTTTCTTCTCCCAGCGCTTTGCTTGTTGAAGGAATAGTAAGCGGAGGTCTTGTAATAAGTCCTCATCCTCTACAATCTCAAATCTTTCTGTTATAAATTGAATTACTTTTCGAACCTCTACCATCGTATCCTCGTATTGATAGAAAGGAATCATCTTCATGCGAAGCTCTTTATCTCCAATGTACAAGGACACGAATTTACGAAGGTCTTTATTTCCAAAATCCATTTTACCGTAACGTAGTAAGTCGTAATACTTTCCGATATACTTTCCTACTGCCTCATTAGGATGACATCCAAAGATACGCAAAAGTTCCTCCCCAGCCAACTCGTTACCTTGTTGATAGTCTTTTACTAATTCTTCGATGTCTTCATGCTGGTTTTTACGTTTGTCACCCATATTCTTTCAACTCCTTTAGTTTAAGAAAGAGCCGAAGCGGTCTAGGATTCTCCTTACTTGTTTGAGTTCATCGTTTGCGAATTCACTTATCTCATCCAGATAGTCGAGGTCTAATTCACTACCTTCTGGTAAGATAATATATTGATGAATAGAAGGCGGTTCTAATGTTGCTATGTTGCCTGCCTTATCATGCGGACCCATTAGCCCTAAATCAAATTCTTCTTCCAGATGCTTTTTACCTAATACCTCAGCATCCTCTTCTAACGCAAAGAGAGCATCACTTAGCTCGTCAATTCGGTCTTCATCCTGTATTAATTCTACAAATTCTTCTAGTGTCATCTCGACACCTACATTATTACGAAATATCTTCATTTAAATTCCCTCCTATGTATCTATTACTCTCCCTGTGCGTCTACCTTCGCGGCAGTCACGGCAATTCCTATGGCATCGCTGATATCGTTATCTTTTGTAACGCGCAACTTCAAACCATAATCTTCATTTACCTTTTTGCAGGTATCTCGTTTCTTGGCTTTCCCAGTGCCATGATATACCTTACGCCAGCTTGATGGATAAATTAAATCAATCTCTAATTCATGTTGGGCAGATAAGACTAAAAACATACCTGTTACCCGACTTAATTTTTTTAATGTATCTACATTCTCACCAAAGAACTGGTCTTCACATAATACTTTTTTAAATGGATACTTCAATAATAATGCTTTAATTGCATCGAACTGCACAAGCATTTCTTCTGCGGGTGTAAGTTCTTTACTTATATTCTCAGGAACAACCTTCCCGTATTCTATTAATTCTAGTTTACTATTTACTACTGCATACCCTGTTGATGTTGTAGATGGGTCTATTCCCAGATATAAGTCTTCCATTTTCCCTTACCCCTTTATCTTTATGCTTGTGGAGTTACAGTGATTGTAGATGTTGCTGTCTTATTACCATCTGTTGTTTTTACGGTAATGATAGCTACGCCTTCTGCTTTTGCTGTGTAGTTCCCGCTTGCGTCAACGCTTACAATTTCAGGCTTGTCACTTGTCCAAGTCACTGCTTTATTGGTTGTGTTTGCTGGGGATACAGTAGGTGTAATTTTACCTGTATCATTTACCTTAGCAGAGATAGTAGGGTTGTCTACTGTCACTCCTGTAACGTTAATAACTAAAGCTTTTACAGTAGCTGTTGTTGTAGCTGTTTTGTTTCCATCAGTTGTTTTAACAGTAATCGTTGCCGTTCCTGCTTTGACTGCTGTCCACTTACCCGTGTTATCTACTGTGATAATAGCATTATCACTAGAAGACCATGTAACAGCTTTGTTTGTAGCATTTGATGGTGAGACAGTTGCAACAATCGTTCCTGTGTTTCCTTCAGTCGGATTGATTGTAGGTGTATCTACTGATACGCCTGTCACTGAAATCGTTCTAGCCGCCACCGTGAATGCACACGTTGCTATCTTGCCGTTGTTACTTGTAGCTGTGATAGTAGCTGTACCCGGCTTTAATGCATTCCAGTTACCAGCGTTATCTACAGATACGAAAGTAGGTGCAGAGCTAGACCAAGTTACTGTTTTAGTTGTTGCGTCAGCCGGTAGAACAGTTGCTGTAAGCTTATTCGTGTCACCTTCAATAGGAGTTAATGATGTAGCAGACAAGCTAATGCTAGCTACCTGTACGTTTATAATTCCTTTAATCGGTGTATCACTATAACCTATTTCGGCTGTACTAAAATTATAACTCTTTTGCTCACAAAAGAACATTATTTGTCTTAATGTGAACGGTTCTTTTGAAACCCATGCTTCAATTCCTGAAATAATATAAAAATATTTAAAAGAAAAGTAACTAGGATTTAAGTGTACGAGTACCTTGTCAGATACTAAGGTTGTACCAGTCTTATCTACACCGTCTGCGGCCGTGAAGAATAAGTCAAATGTATTTGTAGGCATTCTTGCACTACCTCCTTCCATGCCTTGAATCTAACCCCTTGCCCAATAATTGTAAAGACAAAAAAGAAGACATCATTCGACGTCTTCCATTAGGTCTGCGGCTGTTCCAACAAAGCCTCTGATATAGTTTTTCACATAGCCTTTTGCCCACTCTGGAATCTTATCGTAGTACACACGACCCATTCCAAATCCATATGCGGCACGTAATTCCTTACGACGAGAATCTACTTGCTTGAACATGTCATCTTCTAACATAGAGCTTAATACACCCATCTGAGGAGAACGGATAGTAATTGCCTCATGCATTTCCGTCTCTGCTTTATGAAGCTTGTTTATTAAAGAGCTAACGGCTTTAGAAGTTAATGTCTGCATAAAGAATTCAGACAGCTCATTTTCAAATGTAGGCTCTGCTGGTTTCGTAGGAATAGGAGCTTCTACTTGTTTCATAGTATCAGAGACTACGTTCTCACCTACGATTAAGGTTTCTTCTACTTGAGTAGCAACACCCTTCTCGAAATCTAATCGAAACGTCTCTTCTTCACCTTCTTCAATCTCATCGACTTCTACTTCTTCCTCGATTTGATTGTACATAGATTGTGCGATTTGTTCTTCCATTTTCTCTGTCATAGTAAATCCTCCTATTATAATTGTATTTCCAAGAGCTGAAGCTGGTCTGCCTTATAACCTAATGCTCTATGGATTCCTATATTGTTTTCCAGAATCTCAAAGTTTTGTATCCAGTATTCACGGTAACTTCCGTCATATGGGTCAGTAGCCGGCTGTCTAATACGAAGAGATAGATTATCTGAATCAAGGGATTCTTCTAAGTAGCAAGCTACACAGCTTCCGGCAATGCCAACAGGAGTAGGAACCCACGTAATGGCTTGCATTTCGCCTATGTTCTTACTCCCTTTGAATATAGCTACGTCACATCCACTGAACCCAGTAATCGTTCCAGTTTCTCTTAGGATAGTTGTAGGTCTCATAATTCAGCTTTCTGTTTCATTAAGTCCTGAAGCATTTTATTTACGCGGTGATTAGCCACGGCAAGGTCTTGTGTTTCACGTTTGAATGCAGATAGTTCCCATTCAGAGACAACATGTAATGTGCCATCTACTAGTTCCTCTAGTAACTGTTCTTTGTAAATCTCAGCAAGTAAGACATCTAATTCATTATCATATTCACCTTGGCGAATGAATGCAATCTTTTCTTGTGTATCAAAGGTATAGTTATCATGAATATCCATGCCTGTATAAGCTGTGAATGAAACAACTACTTCTTCTGTGATGTCGTCGATGGACATGCCACCTTCAATAGAATCAAAGTTTACATCATGGAATACAATCAAGCGACCATCTTCTGCCCACTCTTCGCCTTCTACTTGTCCTTCGCGGGATTCATAAGGTTTTTCACCTCTAAAGAATACTTTCATATTTGCATAGCCCGGAGCTAATCTATTCACAACGTGTTCGCCGTTAAAGACCGTGAACGTAAGCTTCCCTTTAACTATACCTGATGTAAGGTCTTCTTTCCATGTGTATGCTGAGATTTCACCAAAGATTTTATCCTCTAACTTCACGATTACATCGCAACCACTGAATGTCGTATATACTTTTACCATCCCAATCTCCCCTTACTTGCGTTTTTTAAATGGAACTACTTTTGGTTTGTTTTTCATTGCCTCAAGTTTCTTAGCCGCGGCTTCTACTAGGTTCACATCTTGGTCTAAAAGATTGATAGCTTGTTCCATGCGCTCCATATCTTCTGGCTTCATGTTCTTTTGAATTGCACGACGAATTTCACGAGACACTTTTGTATAGAATGCTGTAACAACAACAGAACCTTCTTCATCAATACCTGCTTCTACCATGTCAACTTCCTTGCGAATGATTCCTTCATGACGTAGGTATTCAATTACTGTTTCTTGTGTCAACGCAACCTTAATCTTCTCATGGATTTGTGTTGGTTCCATTTGGAATAAGTACGGTGTTCGAGCCGCTAACTTATCTACTGCCTCGTCTTGTGCTTCAATAGATAACTTCGTACGAGCAAGGATATCAACTACAGCGAATCCAGCTACTAGGATACGTTCTTTTTCCATGTTACTAATTGTTTCTTTTGTAATGAAGATACCCGGTACTTCTTCTGGTAGTGCCGCTGGCATAGTTGCTTTTGTTTCTGACATTGTATTCTCCCCTTAATAAAACAGGAGCCCGAAGACTCCTTATTTGTTTTGTTCTGTTACTTTCTTTTTATCTTCTTTATCAAAGCTTTCTTTTAAGTCCTTGTCGATAACTTTCACATCACCGTTATCAGTCATTTCCATTACTTTTTGACCATGTTTGTTCTTGAATTTCAGCATTTGCTTCCCTCCTCTTTCCATACAATACACCTAAATCCTCTATGTCTTCTTTATGAAGATAAATCATTGCGTTTGGATATTGCTGACCTTCTTTAATTTCTAGTCCATATTCACGCATTTTCTTGTCCGCATGGATTTTAAAACCAATTAAATCTCTCTCGAAGTCATATTCTACGTCTACAATTTTTGCACCTTCTGGTAAAGCAAAAAATGCAGTCATCATTTCCGGTGTGATTTTAAGAATAGAACCGTACTTAGGCATTATTCTTTTCTCCTTGCGTCTTAGATGCCCATTGTTCTGACACATATCGTTCAGCATATTTTACTAATCCTTCTAATGTGATTAGATTGTGGTCGTGACCATGTAATTCAATGAATACGGAACCGTCTTCACGGATTGCAGATACGATTGCACATTTAATTGGTGCTGGTTTTACTTCTTCTGCTTCTTGTACGATTGCTTCTGGTAATTGTTCTGTCATTTTGTTTCCTCCTAAAATTGTAATCTATCACAATACTCTCTCATAGAGCATGTCTTGCAAGAAAAGCTTTGGCGTGGATAAAAGTCTTCATTCTTTATTCCATTTGATACGCCTTTTAGTATCGACTTCATTCTATTGATTTCGTTCTCATTACGATATAAAGAAATCGTATGCGGTGTTCCTATGTAATCGAACACAAAACGGTCTGGCTGATTCTTAAAGAGTTCTGTGAATGCGTAGTACATTAAAGAAGCTCTGATATCATGACGCAGAAAGAACCCGTCTGTTGAATCGTTCGTGTATCCATTTGTTTTGAAGTCTACTATCTCAATAAAACGTGTTTGAGATTTTTTGTCAACTTTTTCTCTTATGAGTTCAAATTCTCCTTTGATAATTAAGTTGTCATCGAATGCAATACGGAATGGATAGTTGACCGCAATCGGAACACCGGGGTCGTCCTTGTTCTCCAGATAGAAATTCTGTACAGCCTCAAGACCTCTATCCCTAAGCTGTGTTAATCTTTGAATATCATTCTTTGTACGAGACTGTAAGAAGTTATCTTTCGTTCTCTTATCATCTTCAAATACTTCATAGTAATAGCTTCCCCACTTGTCTCGCATCTGACGAGGAGTAGGTATATGACCATTCATAATTTGATAGTAGAAGTATGTAATCGTTTTATGAATGCCTTCACTATATAATTTTGCATTCTTGTATTCACTTTGGTCAGGGATTCCTTCGTTATGAATCAACCTGTATTTGAGCGGGCACTGTAAGTACGTATATAGCTGGTCGATTGTAAGTTCCATTACCAGCCCATCTCCTGTGCACACTCCATGTGAACGCGGTATTTCATTTCTAGTTCATACGTTTCCATACTCTTTCGCTCTGGACCTTCTCTAGAAGGCATTTCAATTGTGTTCCCGCATTTCTGGCAATACACTGTAATCTCTGTTGTCATCAGTTGTTCATGACGTTCCCAGATACTTTTGCCATTATGAGCATGAGGCATAACACCATGCTGTTGATATATATTTTTAATTCCTGCCATCTTCATCACCATAATACATTTTATAGGTTGCTTCAAAATCTATTTCCGTTTGTTGTCTTACATAATCATCTGCGGCAGTAACTGCCTGTAACATTTGATACGCTAAAGGGTCAGTCGATAATGCTAATTTATTCATTACATACTTTCTTCTTTCGGGAGTTAGTTCTTCCCACTCTTCGACTTCAAAATATACATCAAAGAAGTCATCGTATTCCATCATCGCCAATCACCCCAATTATTGTAATCTTCACCGCCTGATTCTTCATACTCTTTGCTATCGCAGATGGGGCATCCTTCGTCGGACACATCTTGTTCGATTACGTATTCATGATAGCAATTAATACAAGTCACCCACTGTTCTTGTGGGCGACCATAATTTCGTTTACTCAAAGTAATTCCACTCCTAGTTGAGCTAGGCCTGAACGGACAACTGTTTGTAAGGTAATGTGACTTACAATTCCATGTCCTTTGAATCTATCAATAACGTATGCTAAACCGTTGCTGTTAGGTGTCAGTCTATGATTGTCAATTTGCTTTTCACTTAGGTCTCCAAGGAAGACCACTTTTGTTCCGTCGCCTGCTCTTGTTATGATAGTTGTTGCCTGATGCTGAGTTAAGTTCTGTGCATCATCAATAATCAAGAACTGATATGGGAGGCTTCGTCCACGAATGTGAGCCATAGCTTCTAGCTCAAGGTATCCTTGTTCAATTAAAGCATATGTCTTTTCTTTTGATGTCGCATGTTGCATGTCTTTCATAGAATGTTCATCGAGTAAGTAGTCCAAAGCATCGAATGTAGAAGCCATCCATGGCTCTAGTTTCTCTAGCTTGCTACCCGGTAAGAATCCGATGTCTTCTCCTACGGCAACCAGCGGTCTCATAACCGTGATTTTATTGTAAGTATCTTTGTTCATTGTTTGTTCTAATGCCGCCGCTATTGTTAATAGCGTTTTACCACAACCACTTGGACCAATTGCTGATACGAATTGAATCTCTGGGTCTAAGAGCGCGTGCATTAAGAATACTTGTTCAATAACAACTTCACCTTGTTTGTCTTTCTTAGGCTTAATACCCCAAGCCTCGTAGTTTCCGTACAGCGGAAGGATTTTATCGTAAGAGCCTTTGTAAATTCCTAGGTGTATACCGCCTTGGTTATCTTCCATGATAACAAATTGATTATGTAATAATTCATGGCGGTTACCAGTAATCTGTCGGCACTCATAAAATTCTTGGACTTCGCTATCAGTGATTACGATTTCTTTATAACCGGTGTATAATTTATTCACGTCTACATGGTTTGGTTCAAAGCTGGATACTTCTACCCCGATTGCGTCTGCTACAATACGGGCATTGATGTCTTGGGTTACGAGTTCAGCATTTTGTTCTTTTGCTGTTTTGATAATTTCATAGTCCGGTTTAGTGATATCTAATTCAGCCGCGTCGATGACTACACGTACAATGTGCTCCCCGTAAGGAACTCCTTCACGTAAGTCTCCTTCTTTGCGGAGATTATCAAGAAATCGAATTGCCGCACGAGCGTATTCGTTTTTGGATTCGAATCCCTTTTTGAATTTATCTAATTCTTTTAATACCATGTGAGGAAAGATTACCTCCGTTGGTTCATCAAAGCTTTCGAATACTTGCTCAATCAATTTATCCATAGCGACATTTGTGTCCAGTACTTTTACCTTCATGTTAGAAGTCCCCCATTCAGTTTCTGAAAATATTACCTTACAAGACAAGCAAAACCTGTTTTCTGAAAACTTGTCAACCAAAAAGGAGAGGTTATATGCAAATTATTTATCGAACATGGCAAGATGAAATTATAGACAATCATACAACCAATTATTTAGTACGTGCACCAAGAGCCGCGGGAAAGAGTTATTTATGTGCAAAATGGGCAATCTCCCATATCAAATTAGGAAGAAAAGTATTCTGGGCATTTGAGGACGAACATTCCTTTGCGTATGCTATTACTCTTGTTAGTCGCATTGCAACAGAAGAAGGCGTACTGATTACAGGTCATGGCGTAAACTATACGCACTTTGCAAATGGGGCACGTATCTTCTTCTTTACATTGGGTACAAGGAGTGCAGTTTGGAGTGCGGGGCTAGATGCAGATGCCATTATTTATGATGACGCAGACTTGATGGATATTGAACATCAGCCATATGAATGGAGAAACATCAGGTACAAGCTATTAACAGCTTGTGACTTAGATGGATTCTTTTATTCTGTTCGTAATCTTATGCCTGAGTTTGTGTATAAGGAATTTGATTATCTACATGTGATTCAGTCAGGTATTCGTACGCAAGACTTCTATGATAAGATAAAAGCGAATATGACAGAAGAACAATTCCAGATAGAGTTTGGTCCATGGACAAATGGAAATGCTAGACATGCCAGTGTTCTGGAGCGTTATGACGCGTAAAAAAGCGTAGGGCGTAGTGCCGTACCGGCACGCGATTTGAAAAGGAGATGATATCATGGTACGTAAGAGACCGGAAAACTTTAGTAAAACATATACAGAAAAAGAAAAAGAAGT